TATGTTCAAGCCTTGGCTTCTAAAATGTTGCCGATGATTACAGAAGCGGCGGCCAAAGGATCTAAAACCAAGACTGACGCAGTGCTAGGCATGGGATTGCAGAAATAACGCACCTACAACGCACTCTGACGCACAAAACTCGCAACCCTAACCCCTTCATACCCTAAGCTCCCCCATTAATCTTACGACCACATACAGAGCAGGTCGCCGATACACGTCCCCAGTTCACGTTGTAGCATGAACAGATCATAGTTTCTCGTTGATACTATTTAGTAGAGATATAATTTCACATCTCCAGCATTCCCAGATCACTTTACCGTATTGATTAGTAGTGCATTTCTCACAGTGTAACATTATTGACCTTGCGTTTCCTTGATCCATTTATCATAACATTCTTTACAAGGGTAGGTATTCCACTTCTTACCATCATGTTTACAGGTAGTGCAAGGAGTAATCATGTTTGCTCCCAACGCAGTCCGTCACTTGCTTTCCATACCCAATAGAAGATTCCTTCTTTAGGCCAATGTGATGCCGTCTTGAAATCCTTTAATAAATAAAAGGATGACGTAGAGTATGACTCTTTCAATTTAGGTTCCTCTTGTGGATGGTATGTAAATTGCTTCACACCATCTTCATCAAGGTAGTTTTTCGTATCAACTATACGGCATGTAACCTTCACACCGTCTTTTATACCCCCGTCTGTCTGAATCTTACAATCTTCCGCAAGATCAACAGTCACAAGGGTCATATCATCCTCCTTTACTGAAAGGTAGGAATCACGCTTCTTCAATGGTGAAGAAATGTCAGGCTTAATCAATTCATTCTTTGATGCGTCCATACTATATCATAAGGTAATTGCTATTTAACCAATGCGGAAGGGAATACAGTTATATAATGGATTAAACTATAATGAGTTATGCCTGTCGGGGTTTATCGTAAGAGAACTAAAAACGGTCGCTGGATGTATTTCCGTGACGGTAAACTAATCTCTAAAAAATCTTACGATGCGTCCACATCACGAAGAAACGGTAAGCCCCGTAAGGCAACGAACAAAAAAAAGAATAACAGGAGATCATCAATGAGAAAATCAATTCCACATCCAAGTGTTACCGGTATGGCATCTGGACTAGCAATAGCCGCATACCTTAATCAGGGTTCAACTACTATGGCTGGACAAAATGGTTTTAGAGTAACCAAAGTAACTGAGGGAGTAATCAAGGATATTACAGATGGTCAACTAGGAGCCGCATTCAATACCCTCTCAGGTAACGCAATCAATATGATTGCAAGTGACGCAGGGAGAAAGACGTTAGTGACTGCTGGAGGCATTGCTCTTTTGGGAGCATTTGCACGAAAGCAGTTTCCACAACTAAAACTAGGAGGAAGTAAGCTTTACTTTAGACTCTAAATGGTAACAACAATACAGAGAAGTTTCGATAGCACGCCCACTGATAAGGAATATTTTTCCCTTACAGACAACATGAATAGTAGCAACTTGGGTAATATCCAAGTGCCACAGGGATCAACTAGGATCTCCAGAGTCGATTGTGCATTTGACGGATTTAATGCAAAAGGATTTCAGGTAGTATGTCGTTTACTCGGATCTAATATGTCAGAACAGAATTTTACCATAATGGGAATAGCTGGAGGAACCTCTGCCGCTACGGCATGTGCAGTCGGTTTTAATTCCGTTCCTGTTGCCTTCGGTATATCTGGAGTTAACAATATAGATCTACAGATTGCAATTCAGATTAGTGGAGGCGGTAGTATGGCGGCCTCGTCTGGTTCCGTTACTCTATACTTCGAGTAAACCTTGAATGGTTAAAAAGCAAATAGCAACGTTTCTCGGTCCTCAGTTAGGAATTTCCACAGTAGGGAATCATGCGTATGCTTATAGCGGTAATATTGGCACTGAGAATACTCAATCCTTAACGCCCATGCTGAGTTTCACTACGGGCGATTATTATCTGGTTGGAAACTGGACTGTCTGCGGAGCGGTTAATATTAGTGGAGACAGTGACACGGGAGGTATTGACCAGTTCTATTTGTCTTATAACGGTGTAACTATTCAAAGTCTAAAGACCGATACTCAACAGGAAGATTCCCCGACCCTGTACACAATTCCTATTTTGATTCCTCCTCGTACTGTGGTAGTTTGTGAAGGTGTTTCTTCTCTGGATACTAATTCGTGGTTAATCTCTCAAAGTATTGTGGGGAGAATCTATAATGCATGACCCTAGCCGCATCTAAATCAGTTTCTAGGGCTAAGGGAGGTAACATCTATGGATGGAGTGGATCACAGGCTCTTACAGCTTCCGCAGTCACCCTATTATCCTATACCAATCCTTCTGCTTTCTATTTAACACGGATAACGTTAGGAGTAGACTGGACGGGAATTAGTGCAACCGAATTTATATCCTATACGATCAATGTAGACGGCACAGCATTATTTGTTGAAAAAACAATAGTAACTGCTGATAACATAGGCACACAACCTAAAATGTTTGAATTTATGATCCCTCCAAATTCAACCGTTAAGGTTCAGGCACTCCAGAGTAACAGTAACGGATTCATTACTTGCATCTTAACGGGGTATCGAATATGAAACTTCCAAAGAATGAAAAGGATTTTGAGGAGTTAATGAAGGGGATAAAATGGAATAGAATTATTCCTCCTTTGGTTTCAGTACTACAGCCTGTTATTCTTTTTGGGTTGTGGTTAGGTTTTGCCAAGATGGATAAGAGAGCAGACGCAGTATCTAAATTAATCGCAATAGCAGAACCGATACCCACAATAGATCTAAACCTGCCTCAACCTGTCGTTTTGGCTAGTTTGTATCATTCGGTTGACGAGGCTTTAGATGTTTTAACCGATGTTATAGAATTTATAAAAGATATTGATATTCCATCGGCTGAAAAGATAATAAATGAAATTAAAGAAGAAATTGCTCCAGATCCTATAACAGCAGAAGAAGGTCAGAATTTGATTTCAGACTTTCATGACTGTGTAGCCGGTTATGAAAGAGATGTGCCAAAATTGTTAAGAAATAAATATTCAAAATCAATATATGTTAATACCTGTCTAATCCGTAAAGGTTGGGGAACGGAAGCAGTCAAACAAACAATCAGGGACCTCATTATATGAACGACGAAACCTTTTACGCTATTTGGATTTTTTCGTTCTTTCTATATTTTACAATTTATACAATATGGATTCCTTTAAAGACTCAAAAAAAAATAGAAAGCTGGTTGAAGAGTTCAGAATCTGACGAGACTCTGCTTATGTCTTTAGATGTAATTACTAAAAAGATAAGAGAACAGATGTTAATCGATTTTGAGGAATTTATGTTGCCACAAGCGAGAGAGAGTCTTAAAAAATTTTGGGCAGGAGCAATGGGAAATGCCGCTCAAGAATTGAAAGGTTCTGAAGAGGGTTCTCAGCTTTCTTTGTTGCATAATATTACTCAGGATCTAAGCGGACAGCCTTGGTATGTTCAAGCCTTGGCTTCTAAAATGTTGCCGATGATTACAGAAGCGGCGGCCAAAGGATCTAAAACCAAGACTGACGCAGTGCTAGGCATGGGATTGCAGAAATA